ATGGATCTGAGCGCGTCCGGTCATCGTCCCCCTTGCTGGCCCGACAGAACCCCTTGCCCTAACGCCTGCGCCGCCCAGGTGCGGGACCTCGTGGCGCGGAACCATGTGAAGCTGTCCGGCCCGTGGGCCGGATGGCGGCTAGCCGGCCGCGACCTGGTGAGCCCCGAGGGAATCCGATTCAGCCCGGAGCGACTCCGCGGGCTGGCATGGCGGCAAGAAGCCGAGGAACGCTTGGCCCACATCCGGGCCACGCACAGGCGGCCAGAGCCGCTCGTCACTGTGATCCGCGTCCGACAGAACGAAATCGGACCCCTCGCCAGCTAACGGACGCACAACAGGCGCGCACGCGCCCAGGGAATGGGTCACCAGTGGGTGGGTGGTGAGCACGCCCGGATCTACATCAACACCTGAACCCGGAACCGGATCACCACCGTGGCACCGCAGGTGCGTTGCGAGGATCGCCCAGGAGCGGCCCCAAACTCATCATTGCCCGTGCGTAGGGGGCATTGCCCCCTACACCCCCTGTCGGCTAACCTGCGGCCCCAGAAGCGGGGGGGCGCCATGGAACGAGAGCGACCGCCATATCTAGGCGAACTGCCGCGGGACAGGCGCGGAAATTGGGCCATATATGCACTCGCGGCAGCGTTATTAGCTGCATTGCTAGGAGGCTGGCGTATCTATGCGGACACAGTAGCCGCATGGCATACGCGATTCCAAAGTCCGAGCCGGAGCGAGCCTGCCACATCCCATGCGAGCCGGGCTCAGGAGATCCAGCGCCAACAGACCCTCGCCCAGATCAGGGCGCAGCGCGAAGCAGCCCAACGCCAAGCGGCACAGCAACACAGCACGAACCGCCACGGATGGAAGTGCATCGATGGAATCCTCTTCCGCCCCCTACCCGGCGGCGGCTGGGAGAACGTGCCAGGCGAGAGATGCGCTACGTCGAGGCAATAGCAGCCAGCAAGATCAGGTGCGCAACGTAGTACCCGAGAAAGCGGAAGCGCGGCAGGCGCACATCCAGACGCCCCAGCACCCACAGCACCGGCACCGACAACAACGCCCAGTCGTTGCCGTTGTAGAGGCTCAGAGCGCCATATGCAGCACCCAGCGCCAAGGCAGCGACAACGTGGCCTGTCCACGTCCTGGCGCCGAACCACAGCCGCGCACCGAGCATAAGCGCAGGGCCGGTCCACTGGTAGTCAACGAACAGGCCGAGGACCGCCCATGCTGTGAGCGCAGCCCATGCGCTCCGCGCAGTGCAGACGTATAGCCCCAGCGCCAGCGAGAACAGCACATTCACCGGCAGCCAGTACCCGAAAGCAAGAGCGTGGAACGGCTGAACGATCGCCCCAGCCACCAGCAGGCGGCGAATCGCCCGGCCAGCAGTCCCAGGGCGCGTATCCACCGCGGCGTTGTAGGCCAGCACCACGGCAAACACCGGGAACGCGACGCGCCCCACTTCCGATAGCCACTGTAGCGAGCCAGCGAACATGACCTTGTTCACGTGGTCGCCGGTCATGAGGACCAACGCCAGCCATTTCAGCAGTTCGCGGCCACCCGACGTCATAGCACCGGCCCTGCCCCGTGCACCTTTGTGACGTCTCCGGCAATCGCACGCATCGAACCGGACGACGGCGGAGGCTCGCCACTGGCCGCAATCGACGCCGGCCGCTCGACCCGCTGTTCATCGCTGCGCCGATACGGGTTGTAGGGCATACCGTGCCTGGCGACCGTGCGGCACTCAGGCTGACTCAGTTCATAGCGCGTGCCCTGCTCCGTCAGGCATGTACACGACGGTTCCCTCTCCTGCCCGTCCGCAACTTCGCCGGCGAGCGAGGACATGCAATACAGCTGAGGGTCGGCCGTGATGCTCCGCTGATCGAAAACCGGCGCCGTCCAGGGCATGGTGCCGAACCGGGGCAGATGGTCGCGGGCGTAGTCCGTGAGGGTTTCCCATTTCGGCCCGCTACCGGAGCCCTGCGCCACGGGCACGGGGGTGGACGGCGACGCGGCTGGCGCCGCGTTCGCCGTCTCTTTGCCCGTGATCGTTTCAGCAAAGGCATCGGGGCGAAGAACGCTGAAAGCCCACCAACCAAGCACAACGGCCGCCAGCAACAGCACCGGCACGGCCAACACTTTGAACGGGATGCGGGCCTTGATCGTGTGCACCTCGGCCGACTTGTAGGCCCCGAACACCGACGACGGCAGAAGGCGGGTTTTCCGCTGCGCAAGCTCGCGCTTGGCGGACGACTTGATTTCCTCGTTCAACTCGCCCCAGCTGAACACATCGATCAACTTGGTCCCGAACCGGCGCACGACGTGATGGTGGCCGCCGATCAAGCCGCGCACGAACGGGTACAGCTGATTCGGCTGCTGCGTGGTCCACACGAAGTCGAGGCCGCGATGGCGGTGCTCGGCCAGGTCGAGGACGTGCTTGGGCGTGGCCTGCCGGGTGGCATCGTGCAAATGGCCGAACCACTTCCAAGCTTCATCCACGAAGATCAGCGCGCCGTGCGGGACCACATACTCGCCGGTCTGCGGATCGCGGGCGTTCCAGTTGCGCGGATCGTCAAGAACGGTCGCAAGACCGGGCTGCAAGCCGTCGATGCCGGCCGCGAAAATCGGGCGCTCGCCCTTGGCCGCTTCTTCGAGCAGGCGCTCCATCATCAACGCGGTCTTGCCGTTGCCGGGCTGACCGGTGAACAGTTCGATAGGCATATCAAGCTCCGGACACGGACTTGCGGAAGAACACGCGGCCGGCGTTGACGGCGTGCCTGGCAGCGACAGCAGAGATAACCATGGTCAGCGCCTTGTCGAAGTTCAGAAGCCCCAGCCATTGCAGCGCGACGGCGGCGTACTCACCGCCACCCATGCCGCCCTGGGCCAGTTCTTCCAGATGATCGATAAAGGGCTGAACGCCCAAGTTGTAGGTGGCCAGCGACACGCCCGCCCACGCGAGGACGGCCATGCACATCTGCCCAATGCGGTTCTTGAACAGCCACAGAACCCCGCTGATGACGCCGGAGACGATCCAGCCGAGGATGGCGGGCATTACGCGTTACCCCCAGAGACGATGCGCAGGCTGAGCAGGCCAGCCAGAATCAGGACGAGCGAGCCGCCGAGGGACACCCAATTGCACAGCGGCGTGAGGTTGATTTGCACGGACTGGCCACCTGGCAAGGTGAAGCTGGGCGGACTGGGACAGCTACGCGACCAGCCATAGCCGCTAGCGTCCGGTTCGTATTCCTCGCCCTCGTCGGCCCACGGATTGCCGTCCTCGAGCGAATCACCGCCACCGGCATTGGAGTTGATCGATCCGGGGCCGGTGAGTAGATCGACCACGCCAGCATCACCTCCCCCGCCGCCAGTGCCGTCCCCCTTCGCAGCGATCTTCTCCAACGCGCACGCAGCGCGCCACTGCTGCAGCAGCTGCGCATATTCCAACGCGTCGCATTTTTCACCGGTGCAGACCGGAATGGCGGCGCACGATCCGCCGGACACGTTGCGGTTACGGCGCGTGTTGCAATCAATGCGCCATTGAATCCGCAATTGCATGCAGTCAATGGCACCACCATTGCACGACGGAGGCGCGTCACACGTATCCCCGCCCGACGCCGACTCCTTTGGATCATTGTCCGGGTCGTCATCATCCACATCCGCGACCCCATCGCCGTCACTATCTTTGCCGCACGTGCCATTGTCACGGCGCACTTCACCGGCCGCGCATTGACCCTCACCCGGGAGGCACTCACCGCTTGGGGCCCTGACGTTGCCGGCAGGGCACTCGTTCTGCTCATTGGTGCAAGTGCCATCGGCAGCCAACACCATGCCCGCCGGGCACGCTTCGGCCGCGCACTCTCCGCGCGAGTTCTTCGTTTGCCCCGCGGGGCACTCCACCTGCAGCGGCTCGCACGTGCTCAGAATCGGATTCCAGAATGCACCACCTGGCACGCACGTTTCCGGATACTTCGCGCTGTCGCACTGATTGCCCAGATGCATACGCGTCGAAGTGCCATCGCCGTTCCTGAACCACACAACTTCGCAGCCGTCAACACACTGCGTCGATCCACTCTTGGGCAAAAACTCGCTCGTCAGGTTCGGACGACTCGCGCACGCAGTACCGCATTTCAGCGTGTAGGGGTTGAACTCTTGCCCAGGCGGGCAGGCGCTTCCGCTCCAGTAGCGCCGCGCACCTGCCTGACGCGGCAAATTGCCGGCCTTAAAGTAGTACTGAATATACGTCCGGCCATCGCTGCTCCACGTATTGAAACCATCCAGCCCAATACACGGAGCAGAAGAGCCGTAGCCATTGCAAACCCGCATCGTAGCGTCACGGGCGGTCTGGTGAGCCGTCACAGCATCGGGGCACTGCGCTTCGCCCGTATAGTCGCCACGACAAAACGGATAGGACTGCGCTGACGCGTCCCCGAGGCCCAGCCATGCCAATGCAGCCGCCACCAGAAGCGCGGCAACGCGGCGTGCAACTGCATTGGCAAAGATGCGCCGGACGTTCATCAGTCGCCCCCGAACACGATGTAGAGCGCGACCAACCAGGCGGCAAGCCAAATCCAGCCTTCCATCGAATCACCCTCGAAAGAACAGGCGGGAGGGCTACCCCTCCCGCCGAAAGGTCGGTCACATCGCGCGACGAACCCACTTGTAGACCTTGATGCCCACCAGGACGATCAGCACCGCGCCGCCGATCGCGGCAATCGGACCGGCCGCGCCCTCGATGGCGCTGGTGACGCCCGACACGTCGACGCTGCCGGAACCGCCCGACGCGAAGGCGAACGGAGCGGTCAGGGCCAGGGCGGTGCCGGTCAGGGCGGCGAGCTTGTTACGGGTAAACATGGTTGAGCCTCCTTAGGCTTGATCGAGGAACTTGCGGAGCCGGCGGAACACGAACGCCACAGCCCACAGGAACGCAAATGCGATCCCGATGGCCTGGGCTTCCGCCACAGTCAGCGCCGGCAAGCTGCTCTGTTGCGGAATCCAGATTTCGTGCGCGCACGTGCCCGTGGACGCGTCGAAATCGCGTTCGAGACAGCCACGGACAACGTGCGCCATAGATCAGCCCTTCACCGCGCTGGCGGTCGTGGCAGGGATCGGAATCAGGTGGATGCGGCGGCCGACCTTCAACGAGTCGAAATCGCCGACTTCCAGGGACGACACATCGAGCAGGTACTTGCCCGGCGGATATGGCGGCTGGTCGTCGCCCAGGTTGATCGTGAACGGCTTCGGGAAGTCCTCGCCGGTCTCGATAGCAGCCTTCTGCTCCTTGAAAATCACTTGCGTGCCGTCCTTGCGCTTGACGGCGCGCGGCGTGGCAGTGCCCGACTTGATGATGATGCAGTTCATGCGATTGGCTCCAATTTCCATGCAACAGGCCGGCCCTTGATGAAAGAAACACGCCACGGCGAGGGCCAGAATTCGCCGGTGAGTTTGTCCACGTAGCCGCCTAGGGCTTTGCGGATATCGGCCAACGGGCCGAGTGCGTCGCGCGCATCTTTCGGGGCTTTCCACCACCGCAGTTCGCGCCTGGACTCGTCATTGAGGCCGCCGACACCATGAGTGCGGAAGCCCTTCGGGAACGCCTCAGCCATCGCGCCGCAGAACTTGGAGGCGTACTTGGCGAGATACCCGACCGCGTTGCGAGCGCGCTCCATCTTGGTCATGCCATGCGGCCACCAGCCGCGCGCGTCCGGCTTGCCCATGAAGTAGCCGCGCGGAATCCAGATCAGGAGGTGGTAGTGAGGCCGAAGGCGCTTTGTGAGTTCGCCGACCCACAGATAACGGAGGCGCGCACGCCCGCGCCCCTTTCGTCGGTTAAAGCGATCGAAGTGGCCCCGGATTCGCTTAACCAATTCGCTAACGTCACGAGGGCTTGCGTTACTTCCCTCTGCGTAGGTCGCGGTGAGCATGTACCACGCGCCACGCGCCGAACCTTTCCGCGCTTCTTCGTCATGAAGCCTCGCTCCGGTAATGATGGATTTCCGCAGGCGCATCGCCCTGATGCGGTTCTGATCGAGTTCAACCGACACGCGGCGCAGATGGCGCGTGTCACTTGTTGAGGAATGGACAAGCCCAAGGCTCGCTACGCTCGCCTTCGGAAACTTCGCGGCGCAGAGAGCCGGAGCGGCCTCAGCGGTGCGGAGCGCGGCGGCAGCCAGGAGAGAGGCGCGATTCATGCGCACACCTCGGAAAGCGCAGCGCGGCACGCCGCCTGTTCGGCCAGTTCATCCATAGCGGCCTCGCGGATGCCCTTCCAGATCTGCCGCTGCCGAGGAGTAAGACGAATCGGAAATAGATCAGCACGCGCCGACGCGGCGGCCAGCATGCCGTCCGCGAGTTCGAGCGCCATGCGTGCGCCGCGTTCGGTGTCCGTGACGCGGCTCATGCGATGCCTTCCTCGCACCACAAGCAGATGCCGTCCTCGCTCAACGTCTCGTGGCAGACCGGGCACTCGTCCAGGTCGGCCACCGGCTCGCCGTTGTACGGGTCCACAACGCCGCACTCCGGGCACTCGTCGAGATCGGGGTCAAGATCGGCCCCGCAGTAATCGCATTCGGGTTCCAGAATCATCAAACCTTCCTCCACTCGCGGTGTTGGGCAGCGCGCACCTCGCGCTTGGCGTTGCACACCAGCGCAGCGGCGCGATAGTTCGCGTCCAGGCGCTGGAAGCGGCGGAGACGACGAAAGCGGAAGAAGCCGGCGATGCCGGCGACGACCAGCGCTGCGGCGCCGATCAAGAGGACGACTGCAAGAAGCTGGCCCATGTCCCCACCCCTTGCCCCGAACCCTTGCCCCGATCCCCTGCCCCGGCTCGGGGCAGAGACCGGGGAGGGGCGCGCTCAACACCGTTGAACGCGGGGCCATGTATAAAGGGGTTGAACAGACCTGTCAACGGGGTTGAACAATGAAGACCGTCGCAGACCTGATCGACGCCGCCCGGAAGGCCTTGGGGGTGACCAGCGATGCAGAGTTCGCAAGAAAGCTCGGGGTGTCCCGAGGCACAATCGCCAACTGGAAGTCGGGCTATTCGCTACCCGATACGGTCATGTGCGCCACCCTCGCCGGCCTGACCGGGGAGCCGCTGGCAAAGGTGCTCGGAATCGTTGGGGAAGCACGGGCGGTAAGCCGCGAGGAAAAGGCCGTATGGCGAAAGCTGGCCGCTACCGCTGCCCTCCTAGCGGTGGCTGTCCTCGGCGCGGCTCAGAAGCCCGTACAGGCGGCAGAAATCGGTGCTGAGGCCGACCCGATGTGCATTATGCGAAAATCTAGTACTTCTCCCGGTGTTGCGTAG